AGGAGCGTTTGGAGAAAACTTACCCTTCGAGAGAGCGCCGCCCTTTTGCTTTCTGACGGCAGAGCGCATCTCTTCAAGACGACGAGCGCCAGCATCCGAAGAGCCATTACCAAGCAAGGAAACTGTTTCGGCATCTATTACAAACTCGCCGGGGGATAGAAGCGCCTGAATGTCATCTGACCGACCATCGCTTTGCCCATGACGAGGGTTGCCACCGCTTGCATATCCTCCGTCGCCATATCTTTTTACGCTATCGGGAACTGCGCCATAGCGGTAGAAAGCAAAAGCAGGATTTACCTTTGAGGGCTGCTGCGCAACTTGACCGCCGTCAGCGTACTCAACGGGCTTGTAAACTCCGGGAGTAAAGAACTCATGCTCTGGCCCCGCGCCGTAGTTATAGTAATCTTCAAGATCTTTGTATTGACGCGCCTGCCTATCAAACTCTAGCTGCTCTAGCGGCCTGTTAAAACGCTCGTCACGCTCTTTTTTTCTATCGTCAATGTCCGTATCGTCTTCGCCATCAGGTTTGTCGCCCAAAACATTTGCCGCCAACAATGCGCCACCAGCAGTCAATATTGGATATGTTTTTGCAAACTTCCAAGCGTCGCCAATATAGCCAGCCGCTGTATCGTAATAACTTCCAAGCTCACCCTTAGCCGCATCCACAATGTTGTATGGCTTGCTCGCTCCTGCGGCAATGGTGTCGTCTACAGCCTGACTCCACGGGTCAACCTTTGGGGCGTATGGGTTTTTTAGGCCGAGGTAGGTGCCAGTATCATCAGCAACATCAGCAATCTTAGGGTTAAATTTGGAGAAATCAGCGATTTGCGTAGGACGATATGAGCCTGTGTAATTGCTGCCGGATACATTGCCAGCGCCCTCAATAACTTCACCAGCGGCCTCTTTTGCAACACTTCCGCCTGCGGTAGCAGCATCGTCAGCAAATTGACTAAGATTTTTACCAGCGTAGCCAGTAGCATTGCCGCTAGCGGTAGTGGCAAATTTGTCAGCATCAAGCATTTTTACTGGCAGACCATCGCCGCCAGCCATCGATGCATTAAGATAATCATCTCCAGTAGTTGAAAGAGAAGAGGCATTTAAGTTTGCCGCAAGCGTGTCGTCCGCAGATCCGCTCAAATTTTTTGCAACATCAAATTTAGACGGAGTGTAATAAGTGTTGCCGGTCGCGGCGATTGCATCATCAGCGAGTTGTGCAGAGGTTTTTGTTGCCGCTTGGCTATAGCCGCTACTTGCATTCAACGTATTGTTTTTTGCGGCGGCGGCGGCAGCATCATCAGCAGTGGAGCCAAACAACTGCCCGCCAGCCCAAGTTCCAGCGCCAGCCATGACGCCACCCTTTAAGGCCTCACCAAAGTCTTCGCCTTGAACTAGCCCTGCCGCAGTATTTGCAACGCCAGCAGCAAGTGCGCCAGCTTTTAAACCAATAATTGGAATACCAAACGATGCAGCGGCTGCTGTTGCAATCGCGGTCAGAGGATCATCAAGAACACTCTGAACAACATCGCCAGCAAAATCAATTACGCCTTTAACGGCCTCAACGATTGCGCTCATAATTACACCTCACCTTGTGTTCTTGGTGCCAACGATCCAAGCGCACCCATTGGTTGATTACCGCCAGCAGGCATACCACCCATCGGAGGCATACCACCCGCTGCTGGCATACCGCCACCCATCGGAGCCATACCCTGTTGGGGAGGCATAGGCTGACCCATGTCGCCGCCAATGCTTGGCTCCTGCATACGCTCCATCATGTTCTGCGGTGCGCCAAGTTGCAACGTGACAAGATACTGACCATCAGGCTCTTTCTGAACCTCATATCCCATGTCTGGATTGGGCGGGTTTTTGCTGATCACCCGGAAGATGTTCAGGAGAGACTGGTCTTTAAACTTGGTTACCAGTTGATAGAACCCTGCGCGGTACGCATCCCTCACAAACTGGTAGCTGGACTGCAAGAAGTTTTCTGCAATGTCGGCATTCAGTGCGCGGAAGGATCCGATGCCAGCCCTTCTTGCATCAGAGTGAATTACAAAAATTGTGTTGCCGTATCTAAAGAATTTGGAATTGTCCATCTGCACTTCTTTTACGAATGCAGCGTAGACAATTTCTAATGGATATTGCGTTTGTGATAGCTCGGCTGCTGTCTGCAAAATCTCATTGACAGTGAGCATCTGCTGTTTGCTGTCAACTATCATAGTTATACCCTCATGTTAAAAATTGCAGCCGAGTAAACATTACCCATGCCCGCTGCTAAACTTAGACAGAAGCCGTCTGGTGTATCAACAGGCTCAGATAAAAATACCTCATCATGCTCGGTTCGGTTCTCTATACTCGGTACTTGACCAGCGCACAAATCTTCCCAAAGAAGGATCGTTTCAAGAAGGCCACTTGCGCCCATCGTATGACCGATTTTTTGCTTGTATGACGTAGCAACAAAATCAGTGAACGACGAAAGGATCGCAGCCTTCTCAGCTTGGTTATTCGATTTCGTGCCAGTGCCATGCGTCTTGATGATTGAAATTTCATCATTAGCCACCCCCGAATGAAACAGTGCGCCGTTTATTGCGTTAACGTAGCCCTGACCATCCTCTCGTTGTCCTATGGCATTTGCCACTTCTTCGCTTGCAGACCAAGCGCCCTTCAATTCAAACTTCGGGTCTTGTGTGACAGCGTTCTCAGCCTCAAAGACAGCGAGTACAGCGCCCTGCCCCACATAAAACCCCTCATTACGTTCATCAAATGCACTAGGCTTGACACCTTGGCTTTCTTCTTTTGCCTGCGTCAAACAGGCTCCAGATTCACCAAAGAAGTCCAGCACAGAGTGGCTCACCGCATCTTCAACGCCAAGCACAACCACCCGCGAAAACCCATAAAACTTGATGAACGTAACGACATCCATCAGCACCTTCAGCGACGACACACAGGCCGTTGCGTCAGTGGTAATCAAGTCGTTAGCACCACAAGCCTGTGCCACCCTGCCCGCATACACCTGAGTCAGACTCAGCGGCAAAAACTTGTACTGATACGTCAACCTCGATTGCTTCGTAACCCTCGGATTAATTCCGGCAAAGTGGGCGTTCCCAGAAGCCAGAATAAAAGCCGTCTTACCTACCTTGGTGCTTTTGAGCGAATCCAAAAGCGACCTGTCTAATACCTTGTCCGCCAACTTGTGCGGGGCATAAATTAAACCCGTGTGTGCGTTTTTGTAAGTTTCCGGGAACCAATGAACCTTCTGCGGATAAAGAACATCGTCAAAAAGTTCAACCTCTCTAGTGCTTGCTATGCGGTAATCCGTCAAGTAGATCTTCATTTGATGTCTTTCAATGCGGCTTCAACGGATTCAGGCATACGTCGTTTATGCAGCATGAGCCAATCAAATAACTCTTGAACATTTGTTGCACTTAGAGTCTTTCCGGTCTCCTCGTCAATATCAAAGACATCACACAAATAAATACTTGTCAGCAACATATCCAAGCTATCTAGCCCCGAGTCAGCAAGCTTTTCTGACATTGAGGTAATATCCTTGTATTCGCCGTTAAAGGGTTTTGCTATCTTCGCTACTGCGTTCAGCAGCGTCATAAAGTCTTGCTCAGTCATGCCATCACCTGTGCGAAGCGACTAGCCCATTCACGCCAGTCTGAGAATTGAAGTGGGCTTGGGGGGTTTTTCTGACTGATCCCAGAGATAACGCAAAAGGCGACAGCCCACTCCTGCCACCTGCTCTCGTCAACCAGCCGGGGGATGGGGCCATATTCATCTAGGTCGAGTACGATCTGATCTGCCCAATCCCTTAAACCAATTATAACTGGCAAAGTTATCAATTTGTCGCCCCAAGTACAGTTCCGTCAGCTTCTGAAATGTGGGCAATTACCTGCCCCATCTGGTAGTCGCCATTAATGATGTTGGACTCAAACCTGAAGCGCATCTCCCGGCGGATTTCCTTAAAAAACACAACCTGCTCAAACGGCGTTGTCGCATTGTCATTAAACGTCTTTACTTCCCCAGAAATCTCTTTTGCTCTGGCGTTTGCCCTACCCATGATTTGAACCGTCATGTTCTCCGTCTGGACAAAGTCTGGCTCCAGCAATTCGCATCGCAACGACCTGTTCTTCCCATTGAGGACTAAGTTGCTAATGTCCGAAGTCTCAAAGTAACTCTGGATAGCATTTTGGTAACTTATGTCTGTCTCATTTACGCCAGTCTCATGTTCCCAGAACTTGTAGTTGTCATTGATGTAAGTAATTCGGATGTCGTTGACTTCTGTAATTCGGATGTCGCCAGCCTCCGTAATCCGCTCATCTGGCGGCGGCTTATTGTTGTTGAAGTCAACGCCACTCAAAAATGGTGCGGCAAATTGCGTAGCAAAGTCACCGGCAGACCTTCCGCTGTTTGGTAGCTGCGTGTCATACCAAGTATCTTCGCGGACGTTATAGATGACCGCATGAGTACATTCGGTGGCATTTCCTCTTGGATAGCACCACCAAATCTCGCCAAACCTTGGAACCTTGAACGCAAAAACCCGCTGCGATGCCTCGCGGTTCAAGCCTTCAAAAAAATAATTAATGTTAAGGTCATTCGGCACATCCCGAACAACACCGTTGAACATAAGGAAGCGGTCAACCCCGCACCAAAAATAGATGCCGTCATACTCAATGACGGAGTTGGGTGAGAGGATCGAGCTTTGTGAGCTAATGGTGTCAAACTGAAAGGTCTGGTTCCCGCCGACAAAGGAGGCGCGGACAACCGCATCTGTAGACCAATACAAGCCCGCAGGAGCGTTGCCGGGGCCACCACGGAGCGGTAAGCCACGCACAATTTTCTGAGCCGCTATGCGAGCGTTGCCGGAGCCAGATCCGGTCAAGTCCGATGGGTTACCCGGAACAGACCAGCCGAGAGAGCCATCTGTGCCAAATACCGTAAGGAACGGGTGGAGTACGCAAACACCGCCGCTAAAAGAAACTCCAGAGGGCTGAGGAATCTCGACCAGACGATCTGGAGAGCGTATATCGCCAACGAAGAGTTGACCGCCTATTGAGTTGTACAGCGACCCGCCGTTCTCAGCTACTTGGGCAATAATTTTGTTTGATGGAACTAAGCTGATGGAGTCGTACAAGACATCAAATTGCCAAGCATTGTTCTGGCTGTAATTCAGGGTGACCGGCGTTCTGTCTACAACTGCACTAGCGTTGCCGTTTATATCAAGCGAAAATCTTTCCAAATACTCTGCGCTGCCAGAGTGGATGTATGTGCTTGCATCCTCAGTGTAAATTTTTAAACCACGACTTATTTCTGTCAGGTAATTACTGACCGCCTTATAGCCAAAAATTTTTCGTGGCAACCCGCGCTGAAATCTTACCCACTGACCGTCAACGTAGTAGTCACCCTCAAACTTTGTGCCATCCCGCTTAATTCCGGGCTTTGGTCTAATAATTACGGGAACAGCCATTAGAATACCCCGCCATCAAGTGGGTTCAGGCCTAAGTTAATTACAGCGTTAACTGCGTTTGTAGCTCCGGTTCCGCCTTGGTTTACCGGCAGCGGGATTGGATACGCAGAGGTTTCTGCTGAGACGACTTGGTTGCCGTTGCAATACAAAATGGTGGAAATTGTTTGTGGCACCACGACGCCAGAAGTTGTGGCGGTCTTGACGGTAAAGGTAAAGGCACCCGTCGTTAGGTTCCTAACCCAATACTGCTGAACCGTATTCGGGACAATGATGTTTCTGTTACCAGTCAATACGCCGGTAAACTCATATGCAACCCTGTTTAGCTCCGCGCCAACCAACACATAGTCGCCAGATCCAGCGACATTGATTGTGGTGTAGTCAAATGCAAAAATTGCAGATTGACCGAGACCAAGAGAGTAATAGCTAACGCCGTCCGTTAGGACAATGCAAGAATCTAAAGGCTGTAGACTGATGCTGCTCGCATTGTCGATGGTGTCGGTGCCTTGAGTAGCAATAGTGACTTGCCCAGTTCCTGCGTTCTTAAATTGGACAAACCAATTGTTCCCAGCAAGGCCAGCAAGAGGCAAGGTTAGCGTACCAACGCCACCAGACCACAAGAACGTTTGCGCCCGATCTGGCACAAGTATTGAATAGTTCCCAATGTATGTGTTTACCGGCATCGACTGCGCCAGCAACGACCCCAGAGCAACAATGCCGTTACCAGCAAGCGCAGAAGCATTTACAGAGGAAACAGACGCGCCGTATTGGAAGCTTTGCCAAACACCGGCAGGCGTTGTATTGTCAGTAAGATAAATTTGCCAAGAGGTTCCGGGGTTTGCGTTAAGTATTTGGGTGCCAGAAAAATCCTTGACGATAAAAGCGTTAGCCCCAACGTTTGTGAAAAGGATTGTCTGTCCAGTAGACACCTCTTCGGCAGACGCAAGAACAATCGCATTGCCAGCAGTATTGCTGGTAACGTCCATGATTGTTGAAATCAGATTAGCATTTGCCGATGTTTCAACAGGCCAATAAAATTCCGTTTCCAGCGCAGATAGAGTAACTGAGCTATAAGAAACGCTACTTGGCGAAATATTGCTACCACCAAAGATGTTTGTAAAAACACTCATAATTAAGCCTCTGATCTAACAGTCGATCTATCAATTATTTTCTTCACATCTTCTTGGTTCAGAGAAGACACCGACATATCGTAAAATGATTGCCAAACTGGAATACGCTCATCATTTTTTAGGAATGGTGTCGCCTCTAGCAAAGTCCCATACAGCAAGGCATTTGGAGCGTAAGTCGTGAGCCAGTTCTGTTGCTGCTGCTCGTCAAGCAACGGCGGCAACTCGTAGTACAAAATTTCTATTGGGTAGTTTTCATCAGGAGTCTCTGCAAAAAGCCAGTGCTGATAATCGTAGTCAGCGTAAAAAGTTGGCTCTCCAGTTTGAGTTTGATCAGGCCAGTAGGCTCTGCAATACTCATAACTTCTGGTGAACAATGTTTTGCGAGAATTATTGAGGCCACCAATGCCGATGTTGATGGATATGGTTTCCCGCCACCTATCGGGCTTTGGCATTACGCATACGCCAGTTTGCATGGTGGTAGTAACCACAGTCTGGAACCCCTGCAACTTTAGGTCGCGAGCAATCCTTCGTTCTGCCAAATTAATTAGCTTTGGGATTTGCTCGTAAACAATCGGATCGGTGGCAACAGAAGCGCCGCGCTCCAGATAGTTGCGAACGTCGTCACGCAGGTTATTAAATGTCATTGCCTGTGGCATAGCGACTCCTTGTTGCCTTATGCGATCATAGTTTCGGCATGGGTTTTAGCCTCAGCTACACGACGCAACCAGCCCTTTCCAAACGTCCCAAACGTAGGCAGGCTGCGATAAAACGCCTCTTTTTCTGCACTGAATTTTGCCACCAACTCGCCCTGATTGGCATCTTTTAATGCCTGCATGGTCTTGGGGCCAATTGCGCCGTCTGGGGTGGCTCCAATAGCCTTCTGCATGGTCTTGATCGCCCGACCGGGGCCAGCGTTGATAGCGAAGTCGAACATCAGGTAATCCAGACCGTCCGGCAGGTCGTCAGCCTTAACAGCGTCCCAATACTTCTTGCGGTACATCGGGGAGACAGTCTCCGGTGTCAGCGCCCGCATCGCCTTCTCGTCAACCGGATGGCCTACCCACTCTTCCCAGACCTTCTTGGTCACGCCAAGATTAGTCATGCCACCGGGGTCTTTTGGGTGGTTTACAAAGCCTCCTTCGTGCTTGAGGATGGCGCTAAGGGCTTCTTGGAAGTTCTCTTTCATTTCTCAATATCTCCTGACAGGCGTTTAGTTGGTGGGTGACTTCGTCTGCGTCGGCTGCGATGGCAATAAGAGCTTCCGCAGCCGCTCCTGAAAGTCGGGCTTTCGCTCCTCCATGATCGCTGCTGGGACTGGCGGCAGGACTGGACACGGCGTTATTACTGTCTGGACACGAGGCGTCGATGAACAGCCCGTCAGTACGAGCAACATCAACAAGCTGCTTGCGCTCCACTTCAACTGTTCTAACTTTGTCAACATAGACCTTCTCCACTCTGTTTTGTGCATTTGCCAGCAGATGCTCAAACTCAGCGACCTTGGCCTGCTCCGCTGCTAGCACCTTGCCAGCCTCAATAGCTGCCGTGGCTTTCTCTGCCTCCCACTCCGCCTTAGTTACCTGCACACCCGTATGATGCCCGTAGAAATATGAGCAGATAGCAAAAACAAGCGCACCGATAATGACGTAGGGGTTAGGCATTTTCTTCTTTCCCGGCTTTAATCGACTCAATCTTTTCCTGCCCGCGAGTCCAAGCAGAGATGCCGAGGATTGCCATAAAGGTGATGTGGATGAAGCCGCCAGATTGCAAGGTCAGAGAAGTCCACTCACGGAAGGCATCATTAGCTGCTTCAGTTTCCCAAAACTGAACAATCGTCCACAAGATCGGGAATAGCACAAAATCACACAGGCAGATAATCATGTAGGTTATCGCCATCATGGGTCGCCATTTAGTGGTCATCCAGTCAGTTGATTCGTTCATTCTTCACCCCTCATTTCTCGTAAAACTTTTAATCGTAATTCCTTCATCTTGCGAGTTTCTTCTGACGCCCTGTATAGGGCATTGTTCATGTCCATATACATCACCCCCATCACGGGGAGTGCAATCACTAGCACAAAACACAAGACCACCACGGCGATGAGTAGAGTCCACGGTACGTCTGACTCAGGCGGAGGAGGACTAGAAGGCTTGCGAACCACACCACGACGAAAAGGATTGCTCCAACCCATACCGCTTCTTCTTTCCTCTTTTCCATCAACTTGCGTCTTTTAGCTGCTTCAATTTGTAATTTTGCGGTTTCCCGCTTATGCGCCTCATCCTGCTCTTCAGCAATCTGCTTCCACATCTTTTCGTATTTGCCCCACAAATCGCCCAACTCACTTGGCGCTTTGTAGACCATTGTTTCTCTCAACTCAGCCAGCATCGCATCAAGTCTTGCGCGAATAATCACGCGATTTAACGCCCGCTTACCGATTGAATCCTTGCCCGTGTAAACCTTTACTGCCTCCGCCTCCTGCGCCAAGAATGCTTTGCCAATCTCGTCATACGCATCCATCAAAGAACCAAGATCATTACCAATACGAAGAAACACATCATTTGGGTCAGCCTTTGCAATTTCTTGTACTCTGGCAACCTCTTCGTTGTATTGGATCTTCTGAGCATTTGTGGGATTTTGAATTTTCCCAAATTGGGACTTCAAATCATCCAGCACTTCTTTTACTTCGCCCGCCGCCCCCTTGATGTCTTTATATAACTGGCATCCTTTCTTTACAGCAGCGACCGCAGCATTTGCCGCAGCAAGCAGAGTAAGCGGATCCACATCACTTATCCGCCTTGTTATCTAGCTTGTTAAAAATCTGTTTCAACATATCCTTTACCTCGTCTATGTCGCGACGATAGTCTTCCTTCTGCACATACAACAAAGTAAAATCAGACATCTTGTCTTCAAGACGGGCTATTGATTTTGCAAGACTGTTTAAGATCCAACCGCCAAAAAAACCAGCCGCAGTGAATCCAATATTGATTAAAAATTGTGGCTCCATGACCATCATCCAAATTTAACCTGATGAACATTCTCTGGCGGCTGAATGCTCTTTAGGTAGTTTTCAAAGTTGCCGACAAATTTCTTAGTACCAACATGATCCAAGGTCATCTTTGGGTCAAGCCAAACCTCATAACCCAAATTCCTTAGCTTGTGGAAGTACATAGTGTCTTCGCTATGCAATTCGCCATCCACAATGCCAATATCAAAAACCATGTGGCTGTCTCTGCCGCCAGTGTTCTTGTAAGGCATGGAGGCATCAAAAACATCTTTTGCGGCCTTTTGGGACACCTTCACAAAACCAGTGCCAAGACCCAAGACATTGATCAAGCCGTTGTCCTCAACCTGAGTTGACTCAGTAACGACAACGTATAGCTCCTCGGTGTCTGTTTTTTTCCTATACGTTCCGCCGACAACATCCTCTTTGTAGTTCACCAAATCCATGACCCACTGCGGCTCCCACGCAAGGTCAGAATCTATCCAAACCATGCATTCAAATTCGCCTGACGCGCCAATCTTTGCCAAGTCATTCCTAGCTCGTTGGATAAGCGCATCGTTTGCAATGTAAATAGGGCAAAAATTAATCCCGTGAATCAATCCAAGCTTGATCGTGTTTACCAAGCTGTCCGCAAATAAAGCATCTACCTTCCCGTCATAGGCGGGCGTTGCGATCATTACTTTGCGCATATCGTTCATAACTTTCCTTATTTTGGGAGTTGGGATTTCAATGACTCAACTTCTGCTGCCAGTTCCTGAACCGCCTTGATCAGCGGGATGACAAACATTTCACGCGATATGCACTGGGTGCCATCACGCTGGACATCCCATCCAGCAAAATCAGTAACGCCTTGTTTATCAAGAGCGGCTTTGACATCTTGAGCAAGCATTCCATGCATGACGGTTTCTGTGTCTCGCAGGTTTTCTTCGTTATACCAGTCATACAACTCTTCTGGAATCTCGTAGGACGGTTTCCAACGGTAAGTAACCGGCTTCAAGTCTTTGATAAAGGAAAGTCCCAGCGGCGCTGTTTTAACATCGGTCTTTAGACGCTCATCCGATGTAAACGTCCATGTCGCGTTAACGGTAAAGGCGTTGTAAATCTTACCGGCAGCGGAGCCAATGGTGACGTTGCTGTCAGCCTGTCCGGTAACGCCGTTGCCAAGCACGATCTGGTTAACACCGCCCACCGCACTGGCTGCCGCGCCCTGACCGATGATGACGTTACCAGTACCTGTGGTTACGGCAGAGCCAGCGTTGTGGCCTACCATCGTGTTGTTGGCACCCGTGGTAATGCCGCCACCAGCGTCCGTTCCAACCAATACATTCAATCCGCCCGTCGTTATTGCATCTCCAGCTAACGCACCGATAGCGATGTTGTTGCTTGAGGTAGCAAGCACTAAGGTGTTTTGTCCAATTGCAATATTATTGATGCCAGTAGCATTTGCGCCAAGAGCATTAGTTCCGATTGCAAGGTTTGGAGTGCCGGTAGTTAAAGCATCACCAGCACCGTTACCGATGGCAATGTTGTTGCTAGCGGTATTGAGGCCAAGCGCATTGGTGCCAATAGCAATAGTTCCAGTTGCAGTCGTTGCTGCATCACCAGCACTGTCGCCAATAGCGATGTTACTTCCGCCGGTAGTTAAAGCACCGCCAGCGTTTGTTCCGATAAGTACGTTTGCATTACCAGTTGTAATCGCATCGCCTGCTTGCGCACCAATTGCAATGTTATTGCTTGAAGTCGCAAGAACAAGTGCGCTATCACCAATCGCAATATTGTTTTGGCCTGTTTGGTTTGCGCCAAGCGAATTGGTACCAATGGCTACGTTTGCAGTACCAGTAGTGATGGCATCACCAGAATCTCTGCCAATTGCAATGTTGTTGGAGCCAGTAGTTAGTGCGGTGCCAGCACTTGAGCCGATAAGAATGTTACTGTTGCCGGTAGTAATGGCGTCGCCAGCGGCAGAACCAATCGCTACGTTGTTGCTCGATGTAGCCGCAGTAAGTGCGTTGTCTCCAATAGCGACGTTATTGGAACCAGTCAAGTTGCTTGACAGGGTAGCGGCACCAACGGCGACATTGTTTGCGCCTGTGGTATTTAGAGTTAAGGAATTAAAGCCAATACCAATATTGTTATTGGCTTGATTGTTCTCTAATGCATTAGAGCCAATAGCAACGGCTTGACTGCCGCCATTGGCAAGTTGCATAGCTTCTTTGCCAATTGCAATGTTATTAGCACCGGCAGTGTTAGTTGCAAGAGCATACGCACCAATGGCGACATTATCTGTGCCAGTAGTGTTGTTTAAAAGCGCTTGATCACCTATAGCAGTATTTCGAACACCAGTAGTGTTGGAGGTAAGGGAATTACTGCCAACGGCAGTATTAAATGAGCCAGTAGTGTTGTTTAAAAGCGTTTGATCACCTATAGCAATATTTCGAGTGCCAGTAGTGTTGGAGGTAAGGGAATTACTGCCAACGGCAGTATTAAATGAGCCATCGCTGTTGGAGTTAAGGGAATTAGTTCCAACAGCAGTATTGAAAAAACCAGTTACATTATTTGCAAGACAGAAAGTGCCAACGGCGGTATTGTAATACCCCGTAGTATTTAAAGACAGTGCATCAGAACCAATGGCGACATTAGAACTAACAGTGTTGTTTAAAAGCGCTTGATCACCTATAGCAATATTTCGAGTGCCGGTACTATTATTTTGTAATGCGTTAGTTCCGACGGCGACGTTTTGAGTACCAAAAGTATTTGATGTTAACGATTGCAGTCCAATAGCAATATTGCTGTTGCCCTGAGCATGGGAAGCTAATGAGGAATAGCCAATTGCAATGTTGTAATTTCCATCTGTATTGCTTTGAAGCGCAGCCCTACCGATTGCTAAGTTGTAAATACCAGTAGTATTGGAGCCAAGCGCATTAACGCCAATTGCTACGTTGTCCACTCCGATAGTATTAACATTAAGCGCATTAGTGCCAATGGCAACGTTATTATTGCCTGTAGTATTGGAATAAAGAGCGCTGCTGCCTATTGCTACATTGTTATTGCCCGTAGTATTGAGATTAAGGGCATAAAGACCTACTGCTACGTTGTCATTGGCAGTGTTAAGGCTAAGAGCGTCTACACCAATTGCTATAGTGCCGAGTGCGGTAATTGCTGTAGCACTAGCGCCGAGACCGATAGCGATGTTGCCTAAGCCTGTAGTCAAAGCGCCGCCAGCATTGGTGCCTAGTAGTACGTTGCCGACTCCAGTGGTGATAGCGTCGCCTGCTGCGTGTCCTACGATAACGTTATCCGTTCCTGTTGTTATGGACGTTCCGGCGTTTGTGCCAATCATTACATTCTGAAAGCCTGTAGTAATCGCATCCCCTGCCAACGCACCAATTGCTATATTATTGTCGGCAGTAGCCAAAAGCAGTGCATTTTGACCAAGCGCAATATTGTTGATGCCGGTAACGTTTGCGCCTAATGCATTTGTGCCGATTGCTAGGTTTGGAGTACCAGTCGTAATTGCATCACCAGCGCCGTTACCGATAGCGATGTTGTTGTTTGCGGTGTTTAAACCGAGCGCGTTGGTTCCGATAGCGATAGTGTTTATTGCCGTTGTTGCCGCATCACCCGCGTTAACACCTATTGCAATGTTGTCCGCGCCCGTAGTTAAAGCACCGCCAGCATTTGTACCAATTACGATATTTGAATTGCCCGTAGTAATAGCATCACCGGCAGCGACACCAATGGCAACATTATTGCTGGATGTGGCAAGCAATAATGCGGAATTACCTAAAGCAATGTTGTTTGTTCCGGTAGCGTTTGCACCGAGAGCATCAGTTCCGATAGCTAAGTTCAGCGTACCAGTAGTTAGTGCGTCACCAGCACCGTTACCAATAGCTATATTGTTATCAGCAGTGTTAAGACCAAGTGCGTTAGTGCCTATCGCAATGGTATTAATCGCTGTTGTTGCCGCATCTCCGGCGGAGATACCAATCGCAATATTATTAACACCCGTGGTTAAGGCACCGCCAGCGTTCGTTCCGATAACCACATTATTAGTGCCGGTGGTAATTGCGTCGCCAGATTGAACCCCAATGGCTATGTTATCTCCGGAAGTTGCCAAAAGAAGTGCATTATTACCAATAGCAATACAGTTATTAGAAGTCTGGTTTGCCCCAAGAGAGTCTGAGCCAATTGCTAAATTATTGATGCCAGTGGTCAGCGCATCACCAGCGCCATTGCCGATAGCAATGTTGTTGCTGCCATTATTTAAGCCAAGAGCGTTACTACCGATAGCAATGGTGCTAACCGCAGTTGTCGCAGCATCCCCCGCACCATTACCAATCGCGATATTGCTAGAACCAGTCGTCAACGCGCCGCCAGCATTGGTGCCAATAACGATATTGGAGTTACCAGTGGTAATAGCATCGCCTGCCAAAGCACCAATAGCTACGTTGTCACTGGAAGTCGCCAAAAGCAGTGCGTTTTGACCAATAGCGACGTTGTTAATGCCGGTTTGATTTGCACCGAGAGCATCAGTGCCAATCGCTAGGTTCGGTGTGCCAGTGGTCAGTGCGTCGCCAGCGCCAGTGCCAATAGCAATGTTGTTATCAGCAGTGTTAAGACCAAGGGAATTTGTGCCAATCGCGATGGTGTTAATAGCCGTTGTTGCGGCATCACCCGCTGCATGACCCAAAGCAACGTTGTTTGTTCCGGTTGTTAGAGCAGTTCCAGCATTAACGCCCATGAGAATGTTCTGCGCACCCGTAGTAATTGCGTCACCTGCTCTTGGGCCAACCGCGACATTGCTACTTCCAGTTGCCAGCAAAAGAGCGTTATGACCAATGGCTATGTTGTCAACGCCGGTTTGGTTTGCGCCGAGTGCATCAGTGCCAATAGCCAAGTTTGTTGTGCCTGTAGTGATCGCATCTCCAGCCGAAACACCAATTGCAATGTTGTCGTTTGATGTCGCCAAAATCAGTGCATTTTGACCAAGCGCGATGTTGTTGATACCCGTTGCATTTGCACCCAAAGCATTATTGCCAATTGCCAAGTTTGGAGTGCCTGTAGTAAGCGAATCTCCAGCAGCGTTGCCGATGGCGATGTTATTGTCAGCCGTATTTAACCCAAGAGCATCTGTACCAATGGCAATTGTGTTGCTTCCAACGGTAATTGCGTCACCAGCATCCATGCCAAAGGCGATGTTGTTAATGCCGGTAGTTATGGCGCTACCGGCATTTGACCCAATCAAAATATTACGAACGCCTGTTGTTATTGCATCGCCAGCTAATGCGCCAATTGCTACGTTGTTGCTTGAGGTAGCTAGAAGCAGTGCGTTTTGACCGATGGCGATGTTGTTTGTTCCGGTAGCGTTTGCACCCAAAGCATCTGTACCAATCGCTAGGTTATTAACGCCAGTCGTAATGGCATCGCCTGCCAAAGCACCGATTGCAATGTTATTGCTTGAAGTCGCAAGCAACAAAGCACTCTGACCAAAAGCAATGTTATTGGAGCCGGTAGAGTTTGCTCCGAGAGCGTTTGCGCCGATTGCTATGTTTTGAGTACCAGTCGTAATAGCATCGCCTGCGGCTACGCCAATTCCTATGTTGCTGTCAACGGTTGCTAGAAGCAAAGCGTTATTACCAATAGCAATGTTATTTGATCCGGTTGCGTTAGCCCCGAGCGCATTAGTGCCGATAGCCAAATTATTGAGGCCAGTCGTGATTGCATCACCGGCAGCATTGCCAATTGCAATGTTGTCGATGGCAGTGTTTAGGCCAAGCGCATTAGTACCAATTGCAATAGTTCCAGTTGCAGTAGTTGCCGCATCTCCGGCTCCGTTACCAATTGCAATGTTGCTAGATCCAGTGGTTAGTGCGCCGCCAGCATTTGTGCCGATAACAACGTTTGAACTACCAGTAGTGATTGCATCACCGGCTAACGCGCCAATCGCTACGTTATCGCTTGAGGTTGCAAGTAACAAAGCATTATGACCAATAGCTACATTGGTATTGCCAACTGAATTTGCGCCAAGTGAATTAGTGCCAATGGCTATGTTTTGGTTACCAGTGGTAATTGCGTCGCCAGCAGAACTACCAATAGCAATGTTGTTATTGGCTGTATTTGCCAGCAAAGCAGAAGTACCAATAGCTACGTTATTTGACCCAACAATATTCGCGCCAAGCGCCGAATCCCCAACGGCTACGTTGGCTGTGCCAGCTGTATTTGCATCAAGCGCCTGAAAACCTACTGCCGTATTTTGTACACCAGTAGTATTTGCGGTTAAAGCTTCAGCGCCTACGGCTGTGTTTCTTTGGCCTGTCGTATTAACGTCTAAGGCTTGGTAGCCAATAGCTGTATTGTTCGCGCCTGTAGTGTTAAGTGCAAGCGCAGCGTTACCAAGCGTAGTGTTAGTAACTACATTGCCAGCGCCACGACCAACGGTAACGCCATTGACTACGATGTCATTTGGGAAGGTCGAGCCAGCGCCAATCAGAACAACCGCGCCAGTTGAGTCTAGCGTATACAGCCTTCTGTCGGTTACGTTAACGGCGAGTTCGCCCTGAACAAGCTGCCCCGATGACGGCGCAACGCCAGCAGCAGAACTATTTTTTGTAATAATGACAATCGCCATTTAAGCCTCCAAAGGCGCATCTGGGCGCGTGAACGGTAGAGTAATATTTTCTGTTTGTCTTGCGGGCAGTCGGTATGGGTCGAGATTATCGAGGTCATACCTGCACACCCGCAGCCCCGGACTATTCGGGTCTGAGTACAGTTCATCAAGCGACATTTTAATTCGGCAGCGGTCGCAGACGCCGATGCCGTAAGTCGATCTTCCCGTAGGATCAAGCCAGATGCTCATCGTGTGTAAATAGAAATATTTGGGGTGAAATAAATCGGAGAGTTGTCTCTCTCCTCCATCTCCGCCTCACTCAATGCGCGGAGCGCCTTCTGATCAAGAACCTGAACATATCCCGGCTCGACCTGCGGAAGCTCCTCCGCCAGTCGCGCAGCCAGCAGGTAGACAATCGCCTCGTACCACCGCTGCGGCACCTCGATTTCCTGCGTCAAGGAGCCGACATCCATGATGTACCGCTTCACATAGGTCACCACCTGCCCGAGCGCCTGAGACGGGTTTGGGACAGGCCAGATGTACATCACAGGCTCGTTCAGGGTACGGTCAAGCCAGAATTGGAGCGGCTTGCCAGTAAAAGTCTTGTTCGGCAGGTTAGAGTAGCTGTCGCGGTTCAGACGCGCCATGACGATCTCGTTCGGGGTGTTACCGACCAGAACCGTATCCTGATCAAGTAGCCCGCCCGGAGCCACTACCCGGAAATACTGCGTGGCAAGGCTTCCATCAATGTCCACCCAAGTCCACTCGCCAATATTCTGATTCGGATCTGAAACGCTTTTGACCGTTGTCCAAACCACATTGTCCGGGCTGATTTGCAAGTTGAACGCTACCGACGCACCCAGCCAGTTAATCCCGACCGTAGTGACGATCTCAGAGGTGCCAAGGTTGAAGGTGACGCGATCCACCAACGCCGTCTCTGTAACGGGCGTCAGGTACTGGATGGTGCGGTAATTGGTGTTTAGCAGGTCAACGATGCCGTTGCCCACGGGGACAGCCGCCTGATTCTCATATAGCGGCAGGATGAGCTTTTCAATGCACCAGAGTTGGATGCCACGGTTAGCAAGGCTTGACAGGATCAGGTACAAAGATTCCTGAGCGACCGTCATCTGCTCGCCCCCCGCCATTTCGGGCGGGACACGGCATTTGCGGAACGCATGATCAATGACCTTGCGCGTGTTGAAAACTGTTTGAGAAACTGTTCCTGAAACTGCCACTTTTATCTCCTATAAGCCGCAGTTCGCCGGAACTTGGCGATCTCAATGGACTACATTTTATTGCCTAATCAGCACTTAGAGGTGCGTTTATGAACAGGCACTCCGCCCTTTTTAAAGCCTAGGCCACTCGTATTTGCAATTTTCTTCACTGGCGCGGGTGGCGTCACTGGTTTTGCCGGAGCCGGTGGCGGCGTTACTGGCTTTACCGGAGCCGGAGCCGGTGTCACTGGTTTTACCGGAG